TGGCGCAACGACAAATGCTACTTTTAAAGTTGCACGTGAAAGCATAGCTTTAGTTTATATAGACGCAACGCAAGGTTGGATTGCGTATTCCGCCTTTAACGCTACAAGTTTGGGTCAAACTTATACCGCTTCGTATTTAATTGTTGGCGGTGGCGGGAGCGGGGGGCTTACTGGCGGCGGCGGTGGTGCTGGTGGGTTACTAACCTCAACAACAACATTAACACCGGGGACAACTTATTCATTTGTTATTGGTGGCGGCGGCGCTGCAACAAGCGGCACTGCTGGATCTAGTTCAACTGGCTTTAGCCTTACCGCTGTTGGTGGTGGTTACGGCGGCTCAACAGGCGGGATTAGCAATGGTGGTGCAGGTGGCTCTGGCGGTGGCGGTGGAGCGCATGCCGCTGGTGGATCAACTGGCGGCGCTGGGACCAGTGGTCAAGGAAATTCTGGTGGTAATGGCCTAGCACCAAGCCCTTACCCGACAGGCGGTGGCGGCGGCGCGGGCGCTGCGGGCCAAACGGCACCATCTTCAGCACAATCCGGTGCTGGCGGTATTGGCGCGCAATATTCTATCAGCGGTGCTTCTGTCTATTATGCGGGTGGCGGCGGCGGCGGTGCCGTTACTGGCGCGGGTGTTGGCGGCGCAGGCACGAGTTCTACAGGCGGCGGCGGTGCAGGCGCAGTAAATTCTTCCAGTACGGGCGTTGCTGGTACTGCAAACACTGGCGGGGGTGGCGGCGGTGGCGGAACCGCAGCTACAACAGGTGGGAGCGGCGTTGTTATTATCAGCGTGCCATCTGCTAGTTATTCTGGAGTTTATAGCCCAACGAGTGCGGTTGTAACAGGCTCCATTGCAACTACAGTTCTTACTGTATCGGCTGTCACATCTGGAACACTCTATGTTGGGCAAACAATCTCTGGAACTGGTGTAACCGTAGGCACAACGATTATATCTTTAGGCACGGGAACTGGTGGTACGGGAACTTACAACGTCAGCGCGTCACAAACAGTTGCGTCCACGACGATTACAGCCACCGGAAGCGTGACAGTTACTACATCTGGATCTAATACAATACTCACCTTTAAATCATCCGGGAGCTACACGGCATGAGCCACTTTGCAAAAGTCTGCGATGGCAAGGTTGTCCAAGTCATCGTTGCGGAACCAGAGTTTTTCGATACCTTCGTCGATAGCTCGCCGGGGCAGTGGCTCCAGACTAGCTACAATACCCGTGGCAACGTTCACTATGGTCAAGATGGCCCAGATGGCGGGATAGCCCTGCGAGGGAATTACGCTGGAATTGGCTACACTTACGATGCAGCTAACGATGTTTTTTATGCTGCACAACCATATCCATCATGGATTTTGGATCAAACGACATGGCTGTGGGAATCGCCTGTTGCCTATCCAACTGATGGATTGCGGTACGCATGGGATGAGCCTACGACAGCGTGGGTTGAAGTTTCGCAAGTTTAACATTTTGTGAGGGGGCAAAATGTCACTGAAAATATGCGTGTACGCCATCAGCAAAAATGAAGCGCACTTCATACCGCGCTTCTGCGCATCCGCCGCAGATGCCGACATGATACTCATCGCCGATACGGGGTCTGACGATGGTCTTCCGGAAAAAGCAGATCAACATGGAGCGGTTGTTCATCATATTGGCATATCTCCTTGGCGATTTGATCTGGCGCGCAATGCTGCTTTGGCGCTGGTTCCGCGAGATATGGATGTCTGCATTAGCTTGGACATCGATGAGGTGCTTCAGCCGGGATGGCGCGAGGAGATAGAACGTGTCTGGATCAAGGGAGAGACTACCCGCCTCCGTTACATGTTTGACTGGGGATGCGGCATCAGCTTCTACTATGAGAAGATCCACGCCCGAAACGGATACCATTGGCACCACCCATGCCACGAATATCCTGTACCTGATGGACGCATTGAAGAAGTCTGGGCGCAGACCGACTTCCTCATCGCGGTCCATAAACCAGACCCCACGAAAAGCCGGGGACAGTACATGGATCTATTGGAGCTTTCCGTAAAAGAAGATCCACAGTGCCCCAGGAACGCTTTCTATTATGCACGTGAGCTTAGCTTCAATGCTAGGTGGCAAGAATCTATTGATGCTTGCAAGAGCTATCTAGCATTGCCCCGCGCCACGTGGATGAACGAACGCTGCTATGCATATCGAGTTATGGGTCGCTGCTACAACGAGATTGGCGATCCTTCTGGCGCGGAGAAAGCATTTCAAATGGCTGCGTCTGAGGCACCTAATACTCGCGAGCCATGGTGCGAATTAGCTATGCTCATGTATCGTCAATGTAGATGGGAAGAATGTTTTGCATATGCCATAAGAGCGTTGCGAATCACGGATAGGGCTTTGGTATACACATGTGATCCGGTAGTTTGGGGAGACCAGCCACATGATCTTGCTAGCATTTCGGCATACCATCTTGGACTGCTGTCTAAGTCGCTTGAACAGGCAGCTTTGGCTTGCGAAAAATCGCCAGATGATGGTCGCTTAAAGGCGAACTTGCTGTATATTCAAGAGGCTATCTTCAGTAAGGGGGAGAAAGTCGCATGATCCGGTGGACACTCAAACCTTAATCAATTTCGTGTTAGGGCTTGTCTTGGCTCTTGTTGGATGGCTTGCCCGCCAATTGTGGGATGCTGTCGAAAATCTTAAGAGAGATCTCCATCAAGTCGAAGTTGATTTACCAACTAACTACGTAAAACGTGAAGAATTTTTAGAATCATTAAAAGAAATTAAAGATTTGTGCCGACAAATATTTGATAAAGTAGACAGCCTTGAAAAAAGAAAGGCAGACAAGTAATGGACCCTCTTACGCTCCTAGCCGCAGCTAAAGTTAGTTATGAAGCCTTGAAGGCTGGCATTTCCGTTGGCAAAGAGCTGCAAGGCATGGCTGCGGATCTTGGTTCATTATTTGAAAGCGTAGCTGCGATTACCCGCGCCGCCGCAGAGCCTAAGGGTAGCTTAATGAGCGGCAAGTCGGCACAGCAGATTGCAATGGAAGCATATGCCGCAAAAGCTGAAGCCGAATCAATGATGGAAGATTTGAAGAATCACTTCATTGGAGAGTTTGGCATTGCCGCCTGGGATCAAGTTTTAGCCGCCACTACTCAAATTAAAAAACAACAGAAAGTTGATGCCCTTGATGCAGAAAAAGCACAAGAGGAACTGATGCATAATGTCATGGTCTGGGCTTCAGCATTTTTAGCAGTCATTGTTACTTTGATCTGCTGTGTTCTTGTCGCTGTTAGCCTCATTAACCACTAGGAGTTGCGCCATGCAAATGAGCCAAGAAGGAATTAATGCTCTTCTCAAGCAGTTTGAAGGGTGCAAGTTGAAGGCGTACCGGTGCCCAGCTGGCATTTTGACGATTGGTTATGGCCATACTTCTGCTGCTGGCGCCCCTAATGTCACAGAAGGCATGACAATTACCCAGCAGCAAGCAAACGACATTTTGAGCCGCGATCTTGTCAAGTACGAAACTGAAGTACACAATATGGTCAAGCAGCCGCTTACCCAACATGAATTTGATGTGCTAGTGGACTTTTGCTACAATGCTGGCGCTGGCGCGTTGAAATCATCTACTTTGCTAAAAAAAGTAAATGCAGCGCAATTTGCCGATGTGCCCGCTGAACTGATGAAATGGACCAAAGGAAAAATACCGGGTAAGGGTATGCAAGTACTGCCCGGATTGCTTCGCCGTCGCCAAGCTGAAAGCGCATGGTGGACTGCCGACGAAAAACCCGTGCCAAGTGCGTCTAAAGAAGAGCCCACGGTCTATGAGCATGAAGGGCGCACCGAGCCGGAGCCCCCGCTAGCGCCTTCTATGGCAAGCAGCAAACAAGGGAATGCAGCTCTTTTGACCGCCGGAATGGGTGGTCTAGGTGTTGCCAAGGAAGTAGCAGCGCAGGCCCAGGATGCGTCCGACACGGCAGATAAGATTATGGGCCTACTCCACAATCCAAACTTCGTCATCATGGCGGCGGTTATCGTTTGTGGCGCGGCAATTTGGTACTTCCGCAAACAGCACATGGAGGAGCATGGTGTTTAGTCTTCTCTTCACCCCAATAGGTCGTTATCTTGCGATTGCCGCCATTGTCGCGTTGGCCTTAAGCGGCGTCTACATGAAAATTAGGTCCGATGCCATTGCAGAGGTCGAGGCTGCGGCGACGGCTGATGCTCTAAGGAGAACACAAGATGCGATACGTGCTGGCGATGCTATTGATGTCTCCCCTTATGGGCTGCTCAAGTCTGACGGGCACAAGCGAGATTAATGGCGCTGTGTGTAACGTATGGAGAGACGTATCCTGGTCATCTAAGGATACGACAGCAACTATCATTGAGGTTAAGCAAAACAATGCTCGCCGCGAAGGGTGGTGCGCCAACGCTAAATAGGTGATATAACGAGAAGATGCTGGAGTTTCTGCAATGACTACACCCATGTCATATGACGGTTCAGTAGCTGGGACTACCAGCTACATTGCCCAAATTGCGACTATGGCTGTTGTTCAGGAAGATAATCCTGAGTTTTTGACAATTTTGCCCCAGATGATTGTCTACGCCGAATTGCGCATGTATCGCGATTTGGACTTTCTGTTCACTTCTGGTTCGACTACTGCATATAGCTTGACTGCTGGCAGCCGTATTCTGAACGTCAACGCAGATACGTTCCCATATGGTACTCTGGTGGTGCCGGAGCAGATTAACGTGTTAGTTGGTTCTACTGACCCAGATGTCGCTGATCGCGTCCCGCTTCTTCCAACCACAAAAGAATTCCTAGACGCGGTTTATGGCTCTGGCGCGGTAACCAATAGGGGTGTCCCGCAGTATTGGGTTCCTTTTGATGACTATACCTTTTTGGTTGGGCCATATCCTGATCAAGGCTACACGGTAGAACTGATTGGAACGTACAGGCCAAATAGTTTGTCTTCCACAAATCTGGAGACATTCATCAGTAAAAATTTGCCGGATCTGATGATTATGGCCTCGATGATCTACATCTCTGGCTATCAGAGGAACTTTGGCCGCGCCAACGATGACCCCCAGATGGCTGTTACTTATGAGAGCCAATATCAAGCTCTCCTGAAGGGTGCGGCCATCGAAGAGGCTCGTAAGAAGTTTGAAGCCGCAGGCTGGTCGTCGCAGTCTCCGTCTACGTTCGCAACTCCGACAAGGGGTTAAGCCATGCCGCATCAGGCGTTGAAGTTGCTCCCAGGCGTGGATGTCAATAAGACTCCTGCGCTAAATGAGGCTGCAATTTCGCAGAGCCAGCTCATTCGGTTTATTCCTGATCGCACACTTGGCGGGCTGGTCCAGAAGCTTGGCGGGTGGACAAAGTTCTACGCCAATAAGATTGGTTCAACAGTTCGTGCGCTGTGGGCTTGGGAAGATACAAACGCCAATTCATATCTCGCTGTTGGCGCGGATGGAATAGCCCCAATTGTTGTTTCCGGAGCTAGTTCAACTACTTCAGGCGGGCTCACAGTCACTGGTGCGTCTGGCACCGGAACGACTGCTACGCTTACCTATTCGGGTGGCTACACGTTTCTTGTCGGCAGCACGATCACCGTCTCTGGCATGACACCTAGCGGCTATAATGGAAGCTACACCGTAACTGCTTCTGGTTCCGGCACTGTTTCCTATGCAAATGCTACTACCGGGTTCACTACTGGGGGCAAGATTGGCGCTACTGCCACCCTTACATTCACCAATACATTTATTTTTACAGTTGGGAAAAGCATCACCGTCAGCGGCATTGATCCCAGCGGGTACAACGGCACCTTTACAATCACAGCCGCAACCTCGACCAGTGTCTCCTATTATGTGACCTCAACGCCCGGATCATATGTCTCTGGTGGTTTGATTACAGGCGGCGGAAATTCGCTTGGGATTATTATTTCAGGTGGCAGCCAGGACATCACGCCAGAAAAAACCGCAACTAGTGTAGCGGTCAACTTTAGCACAACTTCTGGAAGCAATGCCGTTGTTGTTGTTGATCCAGGCCGCAATACAAACAGCTACTATGTTGTTGATATACAAACACAAGTTAGCATTGGCGGAATTGTCCTTTTTGGGCAATATGCCGTTAGCAACCCAAGTTTGAATGTTAATCAATATACAATCTATGCGGCAGACAATGCTACATCGACGGTCAATAACGCAGGGGCAGTGCCCGCATATACAACTGCAAGTGGATTAAGTTCTGTAAATGTTTTGTTAAACAATCATGGATATGTTGCGGGAGATACATTTCCTGTGCTGATTGCTACTCTTGTCGGAGGCATCACAATATATGGAAACTACACAATTGTTTCCATTGCCGATGCAAATAACTTTACCATAGCAGGTTCAGTAATCGCGACATCAACTGCAACTGTCTCTGAAAATGGCGGCCAAGTGCGTTTTGTTTACTACAACGGTGTTGGCCCATCTCCTCCTGGTCTTGGCTATGGCTCGGCTGGGTATGGCCTCTATGGTTATGGTGGTTATGTTCCGGCTTTGTATCGCGGTGTTCCAATCAATGCAATTGACTGGTCTTTAGATAATTGGGGCCAAGTTCTAATTGCAAACCCTCTTAGTGGGCCAATTTACACTTGGAACCCAACTGTTGGCAATGCTGTTGCTAACATCATCGTCGCAGCACCACCCGTCAATCGGGGTATATTTGTTGCTATGCCGCAGCGTCAGATCATCGCCTGGGGAACTACGTTTACAGGCATCATTGACCCAATGCAGATCCGCTGGTGCGACGTTAACAATTACAATGACTGGACAGCCACTATCACTAATCAGGCGGGCAGCTATCGCATCCCCAAGGGATCTCGGATTGTCCAAGGCATCCAAGGGCCGCAGCAGGGCTTGCTTTGGACCGATCTTGGCATCTGGGCAATGCAATATGTTGGCCCTCCATATGTGTACCAGTTCAATGAGCTTGGGACTGGCTGTGGCCTTATTGGGCGCAAGGCTGCCGGGTCGATGAATGGCATTGTCTACTGGATGGGCCAAAGTCAATTCTACCGGCTTGCTGGTAGTGGTGTTGAGCCTATCAAGTGCCCCATTTGGGACGTTGTGTTTCAAGATCTGGATACGACTAACCTTGACCGGATCAGGATCGCCCCCAATTCTCGTTTTGGTGAAATCACTTGGTATTTCCCTACTAAGGGGAATGGTGGCGAAAACTACGGATATGTGAAGTACAACATCCTATTAGATCAATGGGACTACGGGTTTAACAACTCAGATAACCCATATGTGTCTCGTTCAGCATGGATCAACGAATCAGTGCTTGGCCCTCCTATTGGCGCGGGCCTGAACCAATATCTCTATCAGCATGAGACATCTACGGATGCTGACGGAATAGCGATGAATGCGTATTTTCAAACTGGCTATTTCGTTTTGAACGAAGCCGATGTGAAGATGTTCATTGACCAGGTCTGGCCAGACATGAAGTGGGGGTATTTTGACGGGGTACAGAGCGCCAACGTCTTGCTGACCTTCTACGTAACTGACTATGCAGGCCAAACACCATTGGTTTATGGGCCATATACCTTGACACAGGCAACGACTTATATCACTCCACGTTTCCGTGGTCGCCTAGTCTCGATCCGCATTCAAAGCACTGATATTGGATCATTTTGGCGTCTTGGTAATATCCGCTACCGCATTCAAGCCGACGGCAAGTACTAGAACAGGGCTTTAACTGATGCCAGCATCACTTGACGATATTCTTACTACCCAGAAAAACGGCGTTGTCGCCATCAATGGGTTGAGGGGCATCCTTCAAACCATATCCGATAATTTGGTCATCATTGCAGGAAATTCCGGTAACACGTACCCATCAACCATCAGCGCAACCATTGCGGCCTCCACAACAACGCTTGTGGTTGCTGGGTCTGGCAAACTGTTCAGCGTGTCAATCCCGGTTCATGCCGGATCTGCTCAAGTTTACGTTTATGATTCTGCAACCACTGGCGGCATATCGGCGACGAACCTGATCTATGCGTCTCTACCATCCAACGCGGCATCTTTCACGCCGTATCAAGATGTGAAGCTTCCCTATACCCGTGGCCTAGTTCTAAAGACTGATGCCGGAATTAATTTCTGTGTCGGCTACACACCCAATTAAGAGGATGCCATGCCATTAAAAAAGGGTTCCTCCAAGGCCGTCGTAAGTTCCAATATTGGTGAAC